TTTCGCCTATCCTTTTAATATTAGCAGGAAGGGTTAAACTCGTTAATCCGGTACAATATAAGTATCTATTATTGGTTGATTATCAGTATTATACGCTCTAAACGGTAGAAAAGTGACTGTGTGGATTCTGTTTAGATACGAAAGGGTAATAATTTAACGTATTTAACTTTCAGTTACATCAAAAAATACATAGATATGGATTGGATGGGGGCGTTTGAACCGACCCCATAATATGATAACGGAAACAAAGAAAACCATGTAAGGGAATGAATTACCAGCAGCCATTCCACATGTTATTACCTCCATAATGGTTCCATTTCCCATCCCTGCGGAAAGCCGAGAGCTTGTAAGTCAATTTCAGGAAAACGAATGAACAACCATGTTAGTTTGGATTGCATATCATTATTGGGGGATATAACATTAAGAAAGAACTTAATGATGCAGAGATCAAAGTAAGCGCGCATGGTATCTGTTGGCAACGTTATCCAATCTCCTGCGGGACTATTGGGAATTGCCGGCTGAATAGCATTCTGCTTGTTCCATACTCTTGAATGATGACCACAGGCATTTCGAGTAACAGCAATAACCGTGAGCCATGACTCAAACACATTGATAGGTAAACCAAAACGTTTTGCTATGCGTTTGCGTATGCGATTTTGTCTGATGTTACGATAAATGGCATTGACATTTCCAATAGTAAGCAGTTCTCCTAAAATCCACGATGGCGGATATGGCTCTGAATAGGTTCGTTTGAAATGGAGAATGAACTCCTCCTTGGATTTGCAGTATTCCTTGGATATAGCTCGCATTGTTTCATTAAACTTTGAACTATCCAAGAAATAAGAAGAGTCAGTAAGCCAGAAAGGATTGCCTGTCATATCTGCTGTTATTTGCATCACCGCACGTCTGATAGCAATTTCAATCTTTTCTATTTCATTGAACATGAGCAGTCTCAGTTTCTTGTCAAAGCGATAAAGCATCATCACCTTTTCGAATGTTGAACCTTCCTTATACAAATGTGCTGTTTTGGGCATCTTCAACAAAGGATACATATAAGCAGACAATCTGTAATAACCAATATTGTCAAGGTACTGTATGGCTTTGTTTCTGTCACAAATCTGTAAACCTCGTGATTCAAGCAAATTAACGAGATTTTCCGAAGATTCAAACCGTTTTGTAAAGGGAATAAGATTCGCCATGTTCAAATGTGTATAAACAAAAAACGCCTCGCACGATTTGAGCATTGTTAAGAGGCTTGGCGAGGACTGACGGTGCAAAGATACGAATAATCATTGATAATACAAACTTTTCAATCCAAAAATTCACGCAAAAGTGGAATTCTTTGACATATTTATATTTAATAATGTTAAATCGAACCTTGAAATCATATTTTACCAGCCAAACAAAGTGGTTTCCAAGATAAAAGTGTTATCTTTGTAACGTCTATACCCATACCGGAAGCCCCGATGGGCAGAGGTTGGGCAGACATACATATGGTAAAAGGCGTTTTTGTACGCTTTGGTTTTGACGCTATAAGAATCTCGCAAATTCAACGACAAGTCAAGAACAAAGCAACAAAGAACGCCTCATGAGGTGTATTATATACAGCCCTTATTGGCTTCGGACGATTCCATTGTTCGTTGTCAAGAGTGCTTTCTATATACTTACACTGGCGTGGGGCTTTCGGCGTTGCTCGTTTCGACTTGTCGGGCAATGCGAGAGCCTTTATAGCGTGGAACGAGTGACAGAACAGGCTCCGCGCTTTTTCGTATGTATTCAAAACATTAATCAGTCAAACAACACAGAGTGGAGCTGCTGTTCTAATGGAAATGGCATGAGATTAGAAAAGTGGTTTATATCAAACTTAGATGATTCTCAAAGAAAAATCATCGTTCAAAGTATAGACGAAGATATCATAGTACAAGGTGCTGCAGGTAGTGGAAAAACTAATCTTGCTATCCATCGTGCACTACAGGCAAAGAACAAAGGAAGTTACGCCATAGTTATTTTTACTGTGGCTTTGAAAAGAATGATAGCTTATGGAATGCAGGCTCTCGGTTTAGACAAAGAGCGCATTGCATACGAATGGGCTTGGACTCATCGTGGCTTTGACCTGACAGGAGATGTATTTTGGGAAAAAGGCAATAGGAATACCCTCTATCTGGTAAATGACTTAAATGTCAGAAAGTTTGAACGTACCGAAAAGGACAAAACGGCTTATGGAATAGATTTTGCAGATTGGGTGGATTACAAATTTTACTCAGCCTTTGGACGCAGGGTTAGTTGGTTTAAAGAAGTTCCATATCTATCAGGGTTTAGTGTGACTAATACTAATAAGTTCGAGTTGATTCCAAGTGGAACAATTTATAAGCAATCAGAAGATAAAATTGATTATCTTATTATAGATGAGGCTCAAGATTTTAACATCTCAGACTATCAAGGAAGGATAATACCTCATAAGGGGAAGAGTCTTTCTTTATTTGGAGATTCTGTGCAACAAATGAATTTTAAAGGAAGTTCAATAGATGAGATTGCTAACACTTTAGTCTACAAACGTCTCTCTTTGGATTACAATTATCGTCTACCAAAGACAATTGCTAAAGTTGCTCAGCAAATTCAAGATGTCAAGGTGGACTTGTTGACAAATAACATGAAAGATGGTGGCAATAGCGACTATCCTAATTATCCCAAACCGATTGTCACGAAATACTCATCTAGAGAGAAAGAATTGGAAGGCATATTAAATCGAATAAAAATGGAAGATTTAGATGATGTCGCAATTCTTGTTCCTGACGAGAGTGATGTACGTGAAGTAAATGATTTTCTGAATCAAAGAGGAGTAAATACACAAGTTCATTATCGAACTGGAAATGTAGTTCCGTTTAGAACTGTCAACACATTGGACTTTTCAAACAATGACCTACCATGCATCCTGACATACTATGCAGCAAAAGGGTCTGAATTTGATAATGTCTTTGTGCCTTTTGCTAATGAGGCGAACACTTGTAAAAGAAATGCTTTTTATGTGGCATGCACTCGTTCTTCACGCAATCTGTATATCTCCTACACAGGAAAGCGAACATCCTTTTTGAAAGATGTTTCAAAGGAAAATATAGTTGAAATTGAAAATAATTAGACCTATGTTTTATTATATAAGTACAAACTCATGGAACTTACTGGAATCTTTCGTTTCAGAAAGTATATCACCATTCTCTTTCTACCAAGTCAGAGGATATGGAAATAATTTGAGCCGTTATTTAGATGGAACAAATGAAAGGGCTAATTATCTAATTTTGTCAACAAAGGAAATTAATGGTGATTATGTCTTGAGAGTCAATGATGAAATTCTAGACAAATCAAATATAGCTCCTGTTAAAAATAGTAAAACTCTATTTACATACAATAAGACAATCTACTACAAAAAGGGAGCTGTTGCTTTTCTGTTCTCTTCAAGAGATTTACTGGAATCTCTTGTTGCAGAATCGCAAATATTGTTTGAAGTAAAATGTATTGAAAAGTACAAGTCTGAATTTATCGTAAAGACGAGCAATGCGTTGCCTATATCCACAGGAAAAATAGCAAACGCCATATCTTTTCAACTTCAAGAATATGTTGCACAAGACTGTATTTATGACAGATTAAAGGGAATGATTGTTGCCTTTACTCGTGCAATGGCGTTTGCAAAAAATCCCCAAGAACAAAAACTAATGTGTATATTGCGTGATTTAAAAAATTCATTTGCTGGATTAAATACACAAGTTATGGTTTCTGAAATCGCTGTTTCAAATGAGAGTAAATATATTTCTCTAATCCAAACAGCTAAAGGGATATATAATGGTACTGTTAAGACAAGGACAAACTTGTTTGATATTCTTATGCAACATTTCTCTGAAATTGTCAAATTGGCAAAGGCTCGTGCAGAAGAAATATCTCAGAATAAACAAGCAAATAGTACAGACAAAAGAGATTTCTTAATAACACAAAAGGATGCGCTAGAAAGCAAACTTTACAGCATGGAATGTCACGATGGTATTTCTGATTGGATAGAAGAACTTAATTCTATAAAAAAGAAAGAACGTGATAATGGTATCAAAATGGGGAAAAAACGTGAATATTTCAAAAAGGGAACTTGGGAATATGAGCGTAAGAAGTATCTCAAACAAGAAATCAAAAAATACGAAGATGAAAATTACGAATTTAAGTCCATAAAGCAGCAGATCGCAGATATAAAACAACAGATAACGAACATAGAATCAGGTTCATCTATGTATGATACGACTTTAGGAGCTTTGTTTGTCCGTGTTAGTGATATTATGAATGATCTTATCGGTAAAGCAAAAGTATCTGGTGAGGCAAACGGAAACATTGATTACTCTCGTTTCTCGCTAAAGAACTTAACTATAAGCATTGATGTACTGAATTCTGATGAAGAAAAAGTATTTCTTGATATCATAATGAATGAAGCTCTTATGTGCAAACAAAGAGGTTTGTCTGACGAAGTTGTATTGAACCTTATTGTTGAATCAGCCAACAAATATAAGTGCTTAGAATGCTCTAACACAGAAAAAGGCAAGCAAATACTTAGCACTCTTCGGGAATTTTGGTCATACAAGCACAACCAATGCTCATCATTTAGCATTCCCGTCAACTTGGTTGTATTGAAATCCTTGATGGCTTTCTTTATCAAACCTTTTGGTTTTGACCAAATTGACCGATATGCCCAAAATAGAGGCATTGATAGTAAAGAGTACGGATATATGCTCCGAGGGGCATTAATCGGTTATACAGCCTTTCCAAAGACTTTTACCGATGCACTTTATACCAACACGGATATATACATTCCTATGGATGAATATTTAACAGCGATACACAAGCAAGTCGAAACGCAACACCCCTGCGATTGACTTGTACACAACAAAAGGGGTTAAAAGAAATATTTATGGGAGTTTTAAAACTGTCTGTTATAGAAGAGCAGAACAAACAACTCAAAAATAGATTAAGAGTTGTTGGACAAAAAGGACATATTGTTCGCATTAGCAACTGTTATTGTCCTTGTGAGTGTTTCATCAGAGAAGGCGAAGTTACAATGTGCGACGATGTTGCCTCTGCTGGAAGTTGGAACATTGATTAAAGAATCATTAATTAAGGGATAGCCATTGTTTAACACTTTGGCTTTCCTTATTTTATGCATATGGAAGCTATAGTATTTCAAACTCAAAACGAAAATTATTATTTGTATAGTCCTTTGAAAAAGGCAATATTGCCATTATCAAAGAATATGTACGATATAATTTCAAACGACAGAAATGAAGGAGACGAAACCTTTCGTCAGTTAAAGCAATATGGATACCTTGACAAATATACTTCATCATTTGATAGTTATATAACAGGGAATACTATACAAGGAGTATTGGTAAAACTATCACAAATCATATTTGAGACAACAACACTCTGTAATCTTAGATGCGAATATTGTTGCTATAGCGAAGGATATGATACATTTGATAGCCGAAGAGGTATGTTGGGGAATCTGAAATTTGAAACAGCCAAAGGCATAATTGATTATTTGGCAATTCTTTTTCAGAAAGAACCTCTATCAAATGCACCTAAAGAACCTTTTGCCATTAGTTTCTATGGAGGTGAGCCATTGATGAATTTCGCTGTAGTGCGCCAAATTGTAGAATATGCAGAACGTATAGAATTTCGCAACCGTTCATTGTTTTTTACAATGACAACAAATGCAATGCTTCTATCAAAATATGCAGATTTTTTGTCACGTCACAAATTCAAAATGCTAATTAGTCTTGATGGCAACAAGGAAAACGACTCTTATAGAGTAACTCCTAAAGGGAATCCTTCGTTTGACATCGTAATGATGAACTTGAAGTGTGTTGAGAATTTATATTCAGAATGGTTCGCAACATTTCGCTATAATGCGGTTTTCACAAATAAAAGTGATGTAAGGGAAATTGTTGATTGGTTTAAGATGCAATTTAACACAACGCCGAATTTTAGCCCCCTTCATGTTCCTACAGAGGATGCAAAAGATGGAAACAGAATTCTATCTATGCTTAAAACTTTTGAAATTCCAGAGGATATAGAGTTGGTTCCAAGTTTAATCACTCAAAATCCGCTCTTTAATCGAATTTTGGTTTTTACTACAAGGCTGTTGAACAATTCAGTTAGCAAAGAGAGTGAGCTACTCGTAGATGAAAGTATAGAGAATAGTACCTTGCCAACTGGTACATGTATTCCATTTTCAAAACGACTTTTCGTAAGCTATAATGGGAAAATACATCCATGTGAAAAAGTCAATAGGGATTCACCGTTAGGATATATTGATAATAGTGGCTGTGTTCATATTGATTGCAATGAGGTAGCAAATGGATTTATGAAAAGAATCACAGAAGTTTCATCTTTATGCAAGAAATGCTACATGCAATTTTGTTGCACTAAATGTTCTTTTTGTTATAGCAATGGTAAATGTGATGAGTTTACTTCAAAAAGTAAATTCGCAAAACTATTGTCAGATGCTGTATCATACATAGAATCCCATCCTGACATAATAGAAGTGGTTGAAGAAAACATTATAATAAAATGAACAGACTGTACATAATTTTTCCACATTGCTATATCAAGGCAACATCAAAAGAATTGCTCATATATGATACAATAAAGTTTAGTAGCATATATATGAGGAATATTGTCGTCCCATATAAAGCCGTCAATACATTAAATCAGTTCGGTTACATAGATGATTGCGATGACAACAAGACTATTTTGCAAAAAATCGCCAACAACGGAGTCGGATATTTCATACAGCCAAACAAGTCAATGCCTTATTTCCCCAAACGAGGATTACAAATAATGACCTCCTTAAATAAAGAAAACAAAGCTTTAGGGCACAACTTGGCATCATATACAAATATGATGTTGAAATCTATCACTTTTTTACTTAATAATACATTGTCTATAAATCTCAATTCATTTGCTTACAAGCAATTAGAGTATCCAAACGTTAATCATACAGAGATTGACATAGACACAATATTACTGCAACTTATTTCTTTTGACCTGAAAAGAATTGTCTTGTCTGGAGAAATTTCATGCGATAAGTTGGAAAGAATTTTAAATCTTGCCCAAACAAGAAACATACTTGTTGTTTTTAGAGTCCATTACTTGGCTTATCCTATTCAACATATACAAGATATGTTACGCAAGTATAGAACAATAATGGTAGAATTGCTTATCGATTCAGCTACCCCCTTAAATATTATAAACCTAAGAGAAGAAAGGTTAATCCTAAAATATATTGTAACAAATAATTCTGATTTAGACAAGCTTACGGGTGCAAAAGAAAATATAGTATTATGCCCTATATTCTTGGATGAAAAGAATATTACCCTACAGCCACAAATGGTTATAACCAAAGACGAGGTTCTTAAAATCAATCAAAATCTAAAAGACTGTTATTTGAAAGATTACATAAATACATCATACTTTGGTCATATAACAATCAATTATGACGGGATGGTCTATTGTGTAAATCAGCAAATTGAGTCTTTACAAAATCGAGACCTTGCTTGTATTATTAATAATTGGGTTGGTTCACAAGACTGCTATTGGTATTTCACACGAAATAAGAAATTGGAATGTAAGGATTGTGCACTTCAGGTTCTATGCCCTTCCATTTCAATTTATGAGCAACTAAAAATATACAAATGTCCTTGTAGGGTTTAGACTTCACTTTATTATACATGAAGCCTTGTTTTAGCAAAAAACGAGGCTTCATGTATTGTTTAGTCCAAATTCTCAGACGTAATATCTATCGTGTTTTTGGTATATAACTTATCCATACAAACAGAATCCTTTATCTTGATTGAGATTTCTTCTTTTCTTTATAGAATATACCCAATCCTAATTTTTGTGTTCCGTCCCAATTCGTAAGTTGGTCGGCGCAGCCATTTGAGCCACCAAGTGAAACGTATGTGTCTGCGCTGCATGACATGTGGTCAACAAAAGTGAGAAAGTTGTCAATGGCGTTGTCTGTGAATTGAACTTCATTCGTGGCGAAGAGTTTTGTCCAACTGGTGATACATTCTTGCTTGAAGTCTGTAAAACCATGCCACGACATGCCAGATAAGAACCTTTTTGCTGCCGATTCTATACAGGCTTTAGAGTCCAATCCAATATTATGCTTTACAGCAGATGCCATAATGCCATAGTATATGGAAGCCGATTCTTTCTCGTTGAAGTTGACTCTTTCTGTTTTTGCAAAGGATGCTAAAGCTTCATGTCCCTCATGGATGAACTTGTCAAGCACTCCTATGTATCTATTTTGACGAGCCATGCTTTCACGTTTAGCTTCGGCTTCTTGCCGAGCCTTTTCTTTTGCATCTTCCTCCTTACGTGCTTCCACTCGTCTCCATGCGTCTGTCATTTCAGGCTCTTGCCAAATGGCATTCCAACGAGCCTTCAAATCATTGTACATTTCCATAAGTGTAGTATTATAACTTTTGGCACTGGCGAGTTCTTCCTTCGCACAGACAAGTTGAGTAGTCACTCGCTCCACAGCCTTCTCGTCAAGTTGAGAGATGCGTTGTTTGACTTTGTTGTTTTCAGTCTTTAGCGCATCATTCTCGGCACGAAGCGACTTGTTCTCCTCTATCTGCTTATTGAGATTCTGCATATAGTAAGTGTATGTCTTGTTAACAGACTTGCGTACACCTTCATTCTGCTTGTCACGTTCTGCATTAATGGCTGCTACAAGAGCCTTGATTGCAGCGTAGATATTTGCCACACGCTCCTCACGCCACGCCTTTTGTCCTATAAGTGCAGGAATAGGGATGGCAAGTTCTTTCTTTACGGCATTCATCGCTTCTTGAACTGGAGCCTTGATGTTGAGTAAAGGAATGGTCAGCTCCTTCTTGTCGATTGTGGCAAGCACTGCATATTTCTCCACTTTGTCAAGAGCGACTTTCGCCTGACGTTCAGCTTCAAGCACCATCTTGTTCTTATGCTTGCGTCCTCGCTTCTCTTCCTCTGAAAGTTCATCATAGGAGAAGCCTCTTGCCAAACCATACTTATGCCCAACTTTGTTGTAATAGTCGGTATGAAGTTGGGAAAGGTATTGGGATTTGTCCTTTGCTCGCTCTCCCCACACTTTGGCATAAGAGACCCTTTCAACAACACCCTTTGCCGCTTCCGATTTTGTGTAGTTGTCACGTTCTTCTTTTGGAAGTGCTCTCCATTCCTTGGTAGAGAGAACCTTTTCTGGATTATCCTTGTGAATGTACTTGCTTCCGATGCGCCCACGTTTCTTTACTTGTTCAACAGGCACGGTCTGCACATGGGCATGGATGCTTGTCTCGTCACAATGCACATCAAAGCCGATGACATTCTCTTCTCCCCATTTCTCACATGCAAAGCGGTAGGTGTCCAATGCCCAGTCATAGATGCCTTTTTGCAATACAACTTTGCTGTGGTCAGCATTTGGATCTGATGTGTTGAGTTTCTGTTCACCAAAGGCAAGCCTCTTAAGCACATCATGGTCACCACTGAAGATGATGCCGACAGTGCAGTTCGGACTGTTCCTTGAAACTTGGTCGGGACGCTTGGCATCCATATACGGCTTGAAGCCAAGTTCATCAAGTCGATGCTGCAAGCGTTCATGCAACGGCACAGACTGGGAACCAAGAGGCACTATCTTTCCACCCTTGACTATCTCAAAGTTGAGTCTCTTGCGTGAGTAGTTATAATGGTTGTTCTTGTCTATGTCCGCGTTTTTTAGTTGGTAACGCTTCTCGTCCCAACCTCTGCGTTCCGCCTCGTTGCCCACTTGGGACGAGAACGATTTCTTGTCTGTGCCTACATGGATGGCGGCACGTGGTATGTTTCTTTCCATAAGAATTTCATTTGAGCTTGTAACGTAGTTCTTGTATGACTGGTGACAGATCTCGGGCGGAGCTTGAGCATAATAGAAGGACTTTTTAAGTGAACAGCGTCAGCAGGTGAATCTAAAAGTCCCTATTATGTTTAGGACTTTTTTGAAAGTCCGTCACGCAAGCGTGCTCGCAGATCCTTACCCACTCTGCTATGACTCTTCCACCAACACCAACCCAAGACTGTCTATCAGATGTTGGAGTGGCGGATGTTGCTTTATCAGCCTTTGTAGCGCCATCTGCGGTGTTTCCACCATCAGTAGGAAGTCTGCAATGTCAAGACCTTTGGTCTTTTGTTCATCGGTGGCATTGTCTTCCAAGATGTTGCTTATGACAACCCTTTTGCAAACAGATTGCAGCAATGGAATTTTTGATTTCCATTTGTCCGTTGCTCCAAGGTCAGGGAATAGAATGATGTCCCGACCTCCCAATACCTTGACAGCGATTTGGTTGAGACAGCCATGCATACCTCCAGTTGCCAGCCAGATGAAATTGGGGATGAAATGTGATGCGATTATGGCAGTTTTTTCGCTCTCGACAATAGCGACCGACATTGTGGGATGCTGTGCCAGCAAATGCTCACCAAAGAAACATTGGCACAAGTTGAAATCTGGAAGATGAAGAAAAGCATGCGCCCATCCAACATAAGAACGTGGCTCTTTCACACGATGTCCGTCTTTGGAATTATACAGCATGACCTTGCCCGTCCTCACTTTATCATCCTTGTCAACTTGCCAATAAATGGTTGAGCCTCCCCACTTATAGGATGTTCCGACATGATACATCTTCATCAGCCTTTCTGTCTCTTGTTCACCAAAGACCTTGGAAAGGTATTGGTATAACGGATTGATTCCGTAATGAGACAAGGAACGCTCCATAATAGCGTTGGCGATATAGGAAATAGGCTTTTCTACGACTTTCGGTTGGATATTCCTTCTTGTCGGATATGGCAATTTGTCCTTAGACAGAAAGTCTGGATGCTCACGGAAATAGTCTTTAGGAGTATAGTGATACCCACAACTATGCTCATGGTCGCATTTGCCTACATTGTCAGGGAAGGATACTTCCCCCTCATCATCTATGTATCTTGTGAAACAACGCTTGCGCTCACAATTCGGGCATGTGTAACGATTACCCGATCTGTATTTCTCCAAGTGAAATCTATACTCGTTCATCATAGTAACTGAAATGAATTATTTGTGAATTTCAGCTTTCAGTTCTTTCATGTTTTCAGTTACGCACTTGTCAACTGAAAAACTGAAACAAATGAATACTGAAAACAGGTTGGTTTATGTTTCAGTTGCCTGTCCTGTTTGGAACTTTACTTTTTCGTAAAATCCTTTCTTTGCCTTTGTGATTAGTCCAGACTTCATAAGCTCCTTTATATAGTTCATCACAGTACGGTCTGTAACATGCAGATTCTCCATTCCTGTTTTTATGGCTGTTTTTGTGTCAAAACTGTCTTCCAACAGATACAGCAACTCCTTGGACATAGAATCACAGGTGTCTTCAGCAACAAAGGCTCGGCAGCGTTGATAACAATTCTCACAGTATTCATTGAGTCGTAATGCTCCTTCTATGGAATCCACATCAATACTTTGCAGATGGCTCTCGCCACAGGCGTATCTTAGAGCTTGGAGCAATAAGGCAATGCGTGCGACGTGGGTATTGTGCTTCATCACCCTCGTTTCAACATCCTCATCGTCCTCTATGGCATTGATGGCATCCACATTTCTGTTCCACCAACCAAAGAAAAGGGAGTGTGCGTCCTTGTCCATATAAAGGATATTTGGACAACATTCATTTGTGTCATTACACCTTGCATAGTCAAGTCCAAAGATTTTCCCGATGATGTCAGCCCATTTTCTTGAAGCCTCGCTCTGGCGCACATGGCCGTCTTCCTCATCCAGCCAGTGTGGAACTTTCTTGGATTTGGGATATACAACCAGAATACGGTCAAGAAAACCAGTATCCATGAATTTGGAAGCCATCAGTTCCTTCATTCGTTTGGTCTGTGTTGTACCGATGATGTTGACACATGGCTCTTCTACACGTTGTGGGCGGTCATTCTTGACACGGGTGTTCTCCAAGTGGCATCCGCTCCAGATGGAAAGTAGGCGTTCAAGCATGGGATTTTTCCCATACCTGTCTGTATTGGCAAGCAGTCCGAGAATTTCATCATAGTTGATGGCTATGCCACGCAAGTTGTTGTAATGCTCCAATACCAGAGCCTCCAATGTAAAGTCATCCAATGTGACCCTTTTCAGAATAGGCTTCTTCATGTCCTTGCTTCCGCTTTCCTTTGTTGCACATGCGGCCTCATACAGGTCAAGTTCATGGCAAAACTTGTCAAACAGCTTTCGTTCATACTCCCGAATTGGCTTGTATGCAAGCTGTAATGGTGGAGTTTTGCCCATGCCAGGCCTGCCAACCAATATGATATAAAGAGCGGCATTCGTGTCCCAATCCTGCTTAACGTGAATACGATAGGTATTGCCAAGAGCCGCTGATGCTGCCGACAGCATGGACATGGCGACATAATCCACCTTGAAATTGCCGTGCACCACCATGTCTATGATGATGGACTGCATTTTTTGTGGAAATACCTCAAGAGGGAAGCCTGAGTCCGCTAAAGACTCGGCTTCCATGTTGATTTTGTTACAGAGTTCAAGCGCATCCATGACATTACCAGTTTAAGGGTTTCGGCTTGCGCTTGTTTCCTGCAAGAATGGCTGCATTCTCTTCCTCTGCCGTAAGAGGTACAGGATTCTTGCGGTTAGTCTCCAGCCACTTGTCTAGTTCATCCTGATAAAGGCAGTAACGTTTGCCCGGCTTGGTGGCAGGAATGCTGCCGTTTCCAAGTTTCATGTAGAGAGTTGCCATCGGCATTTTGAGATATGCCGATGCCTCCTCCACACTCATAGGTATGTGCGTATTAGCCTTGTGTGGCTTGTTCTGTGATTGCAGACTGACGATCATCTGCTTCATGCCCACCACTTCATCCCGAAGCTGGGCAACGACCATTGGAAGGTCGTTGAAAGTTAATTCCTTATTCATTCTGATACTTTGTTAATAACTGGTGCAAAGGAACAGAATGATGCTTCCGTTACTGAGGTTCGTGACAGTCATTTGTCATTCACGAAGGAATAACTCTAACAATGGGGATTATTCGGGATTTTCCTCCGTCACATCATGGAAATCATATCCACCATTAGCAGGTTCGTCAATAGGAATGACATCATTGGAGCATGGTGCTTTCAGGTTCTTCAATGTGCTGTAGTCCAAGCCTTCAAAAGGTTTGGGAAACAAAGCCTTGATAAAGGCTATTCGCATTGCCATTGTGTAATCACGCTTACCCAAACGTTCTGCGATATTCCACACGAAGTGCCTTAAAGGAATATTCTCAACCGTCTTCTTGAAACGGTTTATTGCTGTCGGGGTATAGTTGGTGTCGTTGCTCCATTCCTTGACAGCCTCTATCACCTTATTCAAATCTTCCTCATACAGAAACCTTGACATGGTACGATGCACATAGTCAAGTACGGTTCTTGTTCGCTTGTCCTTTTCCTCCTGTGCATCTTTTTCTTGTGCCTCTACACACTTGGCATAGTCCTCATGACTGTATTGTGCTGACTCTGTTTGTGGTAATGTTTGCTTTGGCTGTTCTTGTTCTGTTGCTGGCTCTGCTTCTACAACATTTTTCTTTGTCTTGCTGTTGCTAACAATGGTCATCAGTTCATAGGGATAATTCACCATAGAAATGAATATCGCCCAAAGCAGGATGTTGCTCCCTACAAAGATGATTGACTCGACAAACAGACTTTGGTGAAAGTCATTGCCTACATACATAGCCACGACAAGAGAGATGGCGAGAATTGCAGTACCAACAAAAGCGTAGAGGGTACAATCTGAAGTTGTCTTGTTTACTGTCATTATCGTATTCGTTTTATTGTTATTCGTTCAAAAACTTCCACAAAGTTAGACGCAGAAGCATGTAAAAACCGCATTTACGTTCTCTGGCACTCTTTCTTTTACGCTTTATTAGCGTTCTAATATGATATCATACTCTGAATCATACTTTAAACTGCTCGTTAGTGCCAGTTGCCGCTAATTGCTGACTACAAAGGTAAGGATGAAGAAAAGGGATATTTGCAGTTCCTCTTCAATATCTATAGATATTAGGATGTATTTGTCGAATTGGTTCTATCCACGACAGCAGATAGAACCAACAAAATGAGAAAAGGACTATTGAAACTCAATTATTCCAACAGTCCTTTTCCGTATATTTTTTGTCAAAAGGTTACTTCTTCAAGGTGATACAGCCAACCGAAGCACGTTTCTGAGCATCGGAAATCTTGGCATACACCTCTGTCGTTGCCACATTCTTGTGACCGAGATAACGCTGCACTACGGCAATACTGGTTCCTGCATCAAGCTGGAGACAGGCAAAGCTGTGGCGTGAGCAATGATAGGAGATATGCTTGGTAATCCCTGCATCTTTCAGCCAGTTCTTCAATGGTGCCTGTGTCATGGAGTCTTTGAAATCAGGGAACACCTTGCCTCGTTTATCCGGTGAATAGCCTATCAGTTCCAAGGCTTCCTCACTAATGGGGTTATGCACGATGTCCTTTGTCTTCTGCATTCGAGTGGTGACATACATCACGCCATCGCTGCCGTATGGCTGTATCTCCTCCCAAGTAAGTTTCTTGATGTCGCTCTTTCTCAATGCCGTAAGACAAGAGAACAGGAAGGCTCGCTTCAAGGCAGGAGCAGAGCATGGTGTGGATGCCAAGCGGATAACCTCGTCCTGTGAAAGATGCTCCTTGTCTGTCGGGATTGTCTCGATACGCTCCAAGAAACCGTTCGGATTCTCCTTTATCTTGCGGTCACGATAGGCAGTATGGATTGAAGCACGGAAAGTTGACCAGTAGTTGGCTGCCGAGTTGATATGTAGTTTTCTGTTCTTATGCAGTCCCTGTGGTGCTGTCAGCAGATACTCACGAAATCTGTTGCACAAATCCACGTTTATCTCCCCAAAGGTACACTTGCCTTGCGTGAATGTACGAAAGTGCATATAGACGTGCTGCCACTTGGAGTTCTTCTTGTCTGCCAGTTTCTTGAAGTAGGCAAGGAAATCTCCCTTCATTTTCTCCTTGTCGAAAAAGTCGTAACGCTCGTTGACGATAGCCTCGAAGCGACGGCAGCGTATCGCCTCGGCTCTTGCCGTAAGGTTGAGGTTGTACTTCTGTTCCGTCTGGTTCTTCGGCTTGGCATAGATGTAGATGCCAAGCGACTCGTGGCGGATGACTTTCATCGTGCTCTCGTCACGATAGCCTGGATAATAGTCAAGATAATAGGACAGCATGTGTCCGTCCTTGATTTTGCGTGTACGCAATGATACGGTCTTGCAAATGTTGCTCATAACTGATATGTATTATTGATGATTATTCGTGGTGAAGTGTCTCTTCACGGCTGCAAAATAACGGAATGAAATCTCCGTGACTCCAATTATTCATAGTAACTGATGGATAATGCTGAAATCACTTGCTTTCACAGTCCTTTAGCAGCTCTTTCTGCCATTGCACGCTCCACATCCGTCTTCAAAAGCAGGTTCTTTACACCCACTTTTACCTTACTGATATGGTGAACTCTCACGATATGGCAGATGTTGGCACTTGTCAGACCATACAACTGTTGCACCTGTTCGGTGGTATAATATTTGTCATCGTTCATGAGGTCAGTCCTGCGCAATTCTTCAAGATGTTCCTTGGAGTAATAGGTGCGACCATACTCACGTTTGGTCGGTATCTTATGACGGTAGGTGTATGCCCTGAGTGCCGACTTGCTCATGCTGAAAGCTTCCCCTACATCATCAGCAGTCACCCATTCCGTGATACTGTTGAGGTCAACGGCTGTACCGAAGAACTCGTCAATATGACGCTTGCTGTAATAGTTCTTGCCAGCGATACGGCACATCGGTATCTGGTTGCGCTTGGCGGATGTATAGAGCCAAGACTTCTTGACCTTATAAATGGACATCACTTCCTCGCCCGAATAATAGTCAAGCACCTCATTCTCCTCTTTCCCTTTTGTTGATTCCATGTTTTGTGTTGGCTTTTCTGTTTTTGCCTTCTTACCGGGCTTGCTCTTGCTGGCAGGAACCACACGCTTGTAGGGATTACCCTCAAACATCTTCTCTATATCAGCCTTTCTAACGAATGCCATTCTGCTGCTCAATCTTGATGCCTTCAACTTGCCGTTAGCCACAAGTTTGTAGATATACTGTCGGGTGCATCCCATCAGAATGGCAGCTTTGGAGAAGGTAAGATACTCCTGATGTTGCAGATCCATGATTGGCTCAATACCGTTAATCAAGTCCTGCTGTCTTTTCTTCCTAAGACGTTTTGCCTCTGCCTGGCATTCCTCGGAACAGTATTTCTGCATACCGCTTCTTGGCACGAATATCTTGCCACAAAATTCACATTTTCTTGTCGGTCTCATACTCTTTGATATTGCTATGTTCTACATACTTTGAGTATTCCACCGATGGAGTAAACGGAAGTGAACCATTGACAACCTTTGTCAACCCTGTGCACGATATAACGCTTTTTGCCTATCAGCTTCAAATCTGTCTTCCATTGTAACCACTCGTAAACCCTTGTCAACTACGTTCACGATATGACAAAATAAAAGCTCCGCAAATTCTCCACGGTAGAAATACGCTACAAAAATATGTGGAAAATAGGGAACTGCCAAAAAGCACTCAGAAAGTGTTAAAAATCAAAGAGTATTGAAAATCAAGACTTTATACTTGGTTAGTCATAGTAAATCATGGTTAGTTATAAGGCTCTAAATACAATATAAAAAAGAAGTTGCTTCGTTTCTCGGAGCATTTCAGGAACGTTGATGTTGCAACGGTCATGATTAATAAGAAACTCGCAAAGGTGCGCCCAGGGCTTACTACGTACTACGCTCGCCATACGTGGGCATCTATAGCCTTCAACATTGGTATACAAAAGGACGTGGTGTCGCTTGCGCTGGGTCACTCGTTCGGTGTCCGAGTAACTGATACCTACATCAATGCAGACCTATCGAGAGTAGATGAAGCAAACCGCAGGGTTATTGATTACGTGCTGTACAACAAAAAATAGCCTTATTTCTTGCGAATTTGCCGCAGAAACGGCTCAAATTGTTTTTGGGGATAGTTTTACGTACTTACCACGTAAACGCCACAGAACGCAAATTTCGGGGTAAATCGGGAAAAGAGCATAAAAATACCCCAGTGGTGAAAAAGTCGAGCCGCTGGGGTAATAAGTGGAGACCACTTTAAACATTCAGTGATGCAAAGGTACGCTTTTCCTTTGAAACCACCAAATTATTTGCCAAAAAATTTCTTCCTCAACAAATCATTGATAAATCGTGACTTGTTGGGCAATGCGTTGAGGAAAGGCAGCAGGTCGTTGTCTATCTGTATGCCAACTAGCTTGACCGTTGCGCCTGCACCCTTCTTCGTTCTCTTAATCTTTGCCATTTTTACCTCCGTTTATTAATTGTTCTGCTACATTCTTAACTAACTTGTTGTAAAATTCTCCCTTTAACTCTGGGTGCAACTTCTTAACTGCAGCCTTGGCATCTTGAAGAGCATTCTCACGCTTCAGTGCTTTACGATACTTACGTTGAATTGATGCAATTGACCTTAACGCATTATCTGCTTCTTTTACGTATTCATCTTCTGCTCCTCCTTCAACTAATGATGTAATCTCCTCCGAGCAAAAAGATATTGCATCATATTCCTCTTTGGTAATATATATTAGCCATACATCAATCCTCCTCTGAATAATCAAGAATGACCGCATCGCCAGCGATATAATCACCCTGCAAGCACCCTCTTTGTTGCAAACAGACAGTTGCCGCAATATTGCGCTTCATCTGCAACGCCTTGCCATCTTCGTTAATATACATCGCCTTGCCGTTCTCCAGGTCAATGCGCTCAATAAAACCGCTCACGAATCCTTGAAGTTCCTCCAAGGTAAATTTACCACCGCTGGCAGGCTTAACGGTTATCTGCTCGCCAGTCGCTCTAATAAGTGTTGCCATAATCTAATAATTATATTATTGTTTAATACTCTTTCTTTGAAGGATTCATAATCCTCTTCTGTATAAATAGTAACGGTGTCACCATTAAAAGGTGCATTAAGCTTTATAACTGTCCCATTTTGGCTTTCTCGGAAAAGCAAAATGTGTTCTTTGTTTACTAGAATCTCACGATATGCGTTAGATTTCACTTTGATAAACTTTGCCATATTCTTTGTCTGTCTTTTTTAAATTACCTATCTAACTTCGTTTTCATTCTGTTCATCTTGTGCTCAAGCCTGCCGATCTGATTATAAGATAACCACTCCGGCTTGATGTTAAGCTCCATCCAGTACTGGCGCATTTCCTTGCAATGCCGGGCGATGCTCTGGAAATAGAGGTGTCGCTCGTATGGATTGCGAAGGAAGTACTTGCAATCGGATAATAGACGACCAAGCATCATGTATTTATGCTTTTGTCCTTCTCCGAGACTGACAAGCCTTCCGTTGTCCCCGATCCACAGCATTACTCCCTCTCCCTTCCAATTAAAGTCGAAAGCCTTGCTTACCGGATAATAATAGCCATCGAGCACCGTGCCTTCCTTGAGGTCTCGCCCTATCTCTCGCAGGCAGGTTCTTCCCCAGCTGGTCGTTACCTCGACCACTGCTTGTGCTGGTATCTTGTCGTATTCCTTCATATCTTGCCAAATTTAGATTTCTCGTTCAGTGATGTAATACTTGTATGTCACTCCACCCATTTTAACCTTGAAGTGTCGGTCTCCTTCTTCCATCATTTCTGCAAATGGGTTGTTCCTGAAGGTTTCCTTAATTCGAGAAAACCTTTCCTCCATTATCTCCTTGGTTCTGTAGTCTTCGATGTGACTATCAACTTGCCCAAGGCTATTTTTGCCGTTCAAAATGTATTGTTTCATATTTTGATATATTGTGCAGGGCTTGCGCCCTGCTGGTTAATACTTTTCAATCCAATACTCTGTTGTACGATTCAATCCTAAGCATGCAAATTCAGTCTTGAAATAACCTTGACGTACCCAGTGTGGATAAAAATTATCGGCTTTTTTATATTCCCGAAACAAGCCGTTCAAGAATTGCTCTGCCTTGTCCTTGCGTGTAAAGTTTTCCAACTCCTCGATTTCCTCGCCTTCAACCTGTTTCTTGATGTAATATTTTGCTCTTGCCATTTCTCTGTCCTCCCTTGATTACTTAGCATACAATGTAACTACAAGTCCACGCCTCAAAGCGCAGCGGCAAGCGTCCATACCAGCCTTCAATGCTCGCTTGATAAACTTATTGAAGAGTTCTGCTCCGATGAGCTTCAAGATTCCGCTTACTCCTACGAGTGTGTTTATCTTCTTGCCATCCTCTGTGCGTCCGAAGACCTTAATACGGAAGTTTGAGTTGATAAACTTTGTTGTGAACTCTAAAACGTTTGAATTTGGCTTTTTCATTTTTCTCTGGCTTAACCGTGTTGCCTAGGGCTTAGTTACTGAATGTTTAATGTGCTTATCTCCTAAACACAGTGCAAAGATATTAATATTTTTCGGTTCTACCAAAACTTTTCCCGAAAGATATTAATATTTTAACTTTTATTGGCTGTTTATGTCGTAAGCACAGCTATTTTCGGTACGTTTTCGGCTGTTTTCGGTACGCTTTCCACGCTCTATATAATAATAACCTGCACGCATTAGCTAGCTAGAATGAATATAATCTAACTCTTACCCCTTTTCTCTCAATGAAAAGTGTTCTTCGCACAAAAAAATGGGCAGAAAAACGCTCTCCTGCGCTTCCTGCCCTTTTAAAGATTGATATTATGATTGAACCTATTGAACTCTCTTCTTGATGCGCTCCTTTATCCAGCAAACCGCAAAGATTGTCAGGAATAGCAATACGCAATCGCCAGCGAATAATCTTATCTTGTGCCATGTGCCCACTGGCTTCTCTACCTCCTTGGTCTTGTATCGGTTCACGTAATACTTGACCTTTATGGTGTCGGTCACGAATGTGTAAATGTCGCCCACGATGGTGTCCGTCTTGGTCGTTGTCTTCCATCTGGTGGTCGTAAGATTGTGCCACCGCTCTTTGATTACAGTGTCGCCCTTGATGTACACCAGCACGCTGTCCTGCTTGATTACGGTGTCGCCCTGCCGGGTGTCCTGCCAGTGGATCTGTCGCTGGTTCACGCTGTCACGTCTTGCACTGGTGTGTGTGCTGTCGTGATAAACCGTGTTATTTTGCGCTGTTTTGGCGCAGGAACAGCCCAAAATTAAAAGTGGGGTAATTATAAGCATGACGAGAAAAAACGCCACAGAACGCAAATTTCGCCCTTTTCTTGAATTTTCCATACTTTATAAACTTTAGATTGATGTGTTTATTACGCAGGCACCTTGATTTTCAAGGCTTCCTTGGCTCGCTTCAAATACTTCTCGCAGGCTGCCAGTCCGTTGTACCCTCCGTTTATCTTTCTGCGGATAGCCTTCAAGTTGTCTTGGTCTGCCAACTCATTGCAGCCGAAGGTGTCGAATACCCACATCGAGGATTTCGTTGCTCCCAGAGAACGCTCCAGAAGTTCGGGACTGTTCACAACATCGAAGCCGCAATAATTTGCATACTTCCGGTAGTTGGCTCGCCCGGTAATCTGTATCAATCCCCTGCCCTTATACTTCACGCCATCGCCCTGCTGGGTGTTTCCGAGGTCTTTCCTGCCCTCGTAGGCTCTGCCGCTTGCCAGTTCCTTTGTATATCTGAGCTCACCGCTTTCGTGGGCAATCTGTGCGAGATAGTGCGCCATACGCAAAGGAGTATTGATGTGGAAATGCTCTGCCCATCCGTTGATGATTGGAAGGTAGGTGTCTGCCCTGCTGCCTGCATTCGGCATTACCTTTAGAAGTTGCGCTCTAGTTATCCTCATTGTCTCCTCCTTTCTTCCGCTCTTCTTTCATTATCTCGACAACCGCCTTCGCAATCTCGTCCTTATTTTCGAGGATCACCTGCATCGTGCGGTCTTGCTTGCGTATCTCAGCCTTCTCGTATGCCTTCTCCCGGATACTCTTAAACTCGCACAAAAGCAGATACACCGTCCAGGCGATGGCGAACGTAGGGAAGGGAGATATGATGCACGTAGCTACGTCCATAAGCGCAGCGATGAGAAATGTAGGAAAATACTTCTTTGCCTTGTCGCACGTTTTCTTCAACCCGGTTGACGTTCTTGCAACATGCAGTTCCTTCGCCTTCTGTATGCCTGCTATCAGGTCAATTGTCATCGCTATCAGAATTGTAGCGAAACAGATAAAAATTACTAGGGCGCACAGATAAAGGTGGTGCACCTGAAAATCGTGAAATACTTCGCTCATATCAATTTATTTTTTTGATTATTCCAATTTCTCCCAGTCAATTGTAACTCCATTTCCGATGATGTCTGCCGTCCACCTGCAGAATGCCATACCCTCATATCCGTCCGGATCACTAGCTACGGCAATAGCATACTGTACGCAGTCGCTCTCGGTCTTGATTACCTTCGGGTAGAAGTCCGCATAAGCCATATTAGCCAAATAGAGAATATCCCCGAGTGTCGTACCCTTTGAGATTATCTCGTTGTTTGTTGCCAGCCGGATTTCGTCTACCGTCCATCGGTGGCTCGTTCCGTCTACGTTCTTCATCTGCTCGCTTGCTTTGATTGCTAGCTGCTTCGTGAAGTGGTAGCCGTGCTTGGCAACGTATGCTACATATCCGCTGGCTCCCATGAGTGCCTTTGCTGCCTTCTCGTATGGTAAGCCGTGGATGATGTCGCTCTCTTGGTGCTGGTGTCGCTCTTCCTCGCTGTCGCAAGAATGGCGCAAAACGATTATTTTCTTCATTGTGCGCCCTCCTATCCTAGTTTGTCGAGTAATTGCTTAACCATGCCACGAATGCCGCTTATATCGCCCTCAAGTGCCTTGAAGCGCTTTTCTGTTTCCTGCTTCTCCTTGATTGCCGGGTTCAAAGCTGCGAGAAGTTCTTCGCCCTTGGCTTTTCGCTCCTTGCTTGGCTCGTATGCCTTGATTATCTCATCGGCTTCATTTACCAATTTCCCGACTTCGGGCAAAAGGTCTGCCTTGTCGGTCGCCAGTACGGTTTCGCCTGCAAAGGTAACTCCGAGGTGTTCGGGTATTGTGTAGATGGTCTGCTTTCCCTCCACCTCGATTGTCACGTCTCGCATGGGCTGTCCGCTGCTGGAAATGGTTGCGATGCCAGTGTTGATGTGCGGCTGGTTGTCTACGACCTTGCCTTCCTTAACTTCCACCGTCTGCTTGTCTAGCAGATAGACCGGGTGATTTCTCTGAATATTTTTAAATTCCATAATGCGCTCTTTTTAGATAATTCGATAAATAGACAAAAAGGGGTCTCACTGATAACACAGCGAGTTGCCCCTTGATAGATTTTGTTTGGACCTACTACGCTCCAGTGGTGGTTGTGGTGGTCTTCAGCTGCTGGATAATGAAACCAGTCTGTTCTCTGCGCTTGCTGTCCTCGAGCTGAATCTGCAAGTCCTGCTGCCAGTGGTTGTTGAGAACATCAACGATGCGCTGGGTGTTGTCCTTGCCCGAGTTCTTCAAGTCGCAAACGACCGTCTGGATGAGGTTGCCGAGGTTACTGAAACCTCGCTCCAGCCCAGTATTGGTGTAGCAGAACCCCTGCTGCATTGCGTTGATGATGTCCTTCTGCCCCAGCTGGTTCTCGTAGCCCATACGGTTGATGTTCTGCTGGGTGGTGCAGCAACAGTCCTTCAACTGCTGGATGATGTTGAGGTTTCCGAGGTTCGCTGCGTTGATTACTCGCTCTGCGCTGAAACCAACCTTGCCGCCTACATCTTGGATTGCTGCCTGGATGCCGCAAACGGAAGACTGCAACGCATTGAAGTCGCAATTCAAGTTAGCCGCCAAAGTCTTCAAGTCCTGGTTGTTGCCCTGGATTGCTCCCATCAACAAGTCGCTGTTGTGGTTGTCGCTCATCTGATTGCGAAGGCTGTCAATCTGAGACTGGATTTCGGCACGCTGTACGTTGCCGTTCTGTCCGTTCCAGCCATCACCGTACATGAATCTGAACATTCCCAACATCATCATGTAGGCGAATGGGTTGTTCCAACCTCCACCCATACCACCGTTCATTGCTGCCAGCATAGTCGCTGGATCATTGTCTCTACCTCTAGCGAGCAAGGCTGCTGCTAGGTTGTCATTGCCACCGTCCCCAGTGCAATAAACTTTCTCGATTGTGTCTGCCATATAATTTTGAGTTAATTACGTTGTGGAAACCAAATATTGGAATCCGCTGCAAAGTTACTCTGATTTTCGGCTCGCTCCAAAAAGTTAGTACACTGGTATTTATCGAATTATTGTCAAAGAACGCTTTTGGTTATTTTCTTTTTATTTTTTGATTAAACACAAATCGGCTCAACGTCCTTGTTTAGCAAGGTCGCTTGTGCCGTGGCAAGTCGATAAACTCGAGACGTGCCGAGATAAGTGTAAGCCATCTTGCAAAGATGTCTCACAGCTGGAACGGTGCGGTTTAATACGGTCGCAGTGGTCGTTATGCTGAATCCTGCGTGTATCATCTGCTCAACGACCATACATCGTGTCATTACGAGGTTTTCTGCTCGAGACTTGCCGAGAACGTCTTCTCTCGTAATGCTCAACTCTCCGCTCGGCAGTTCAATAGCACAACACTTGATTACGTTGTCTATAACTCGCCATAGTTCTTTCTCCTTGTCATTCATATTTTGTTTGTTTATTAATTTTAGTTTTACTTGTTTTGGACAAACTCTGCAACAACAAGTTTATTATCATCTGTCTTGATTAAGCGTGTATAGGTATCATATGTCGTTGTCAAATATTCAATCTTATTAATAAGTGGACCATGTGATGATAATTGCATTTTATACATGTAGCTATTACCATTGTTAGAGCAATAAGTGCTAGCTCCTTGCGCTCCTGCAAAGACTACCTCCAGGATGCCTCCTTTCGATGCCTTTTGAAACCAATTGTATACATTGATACTCCGTGTTATATCCATGTTAACAATCTGATGATTCGCGACAAATGGAATACTAATATATCCTGAGGCGTCTGTTTCGTTTCGATAATCAGAATTATTAACAATAGCTGTACCAAAATTTGCTTTTATTTTCGTCCAAAGCTTCTTTATTCCACTTTCATCCAAGAAATTCATACAAACCTCCTTTCTAATTTAATGCATCAATTACCGATGTTGGGATTGCGCTGTCTGCTGTTGCGCCATTGGCGATGCCGTTCAACTTGGTTTTGAGTGCTGACGTGAAGTCTTCGGTCGAAAGCCCCTTTCCGCTTACCACGTCAACCTTCCTTGATAGGGCTTTATTTACGTCTGCCGTCTTAGCATAAGGCGACAAGTCGTAGGTGGTGTTCGTGTCAGTCCATGGAACGTTAACGTATGCCTTCTCTCCACTCAACTGCACTGGATAGTTTCTTCCGTTGGCTGTATAACCTACTTGAATACCCCCTCGTGTACCATTGGCTGCAAGTGGAAGGGAATAGTTATTGGCGCCCTCAGCTATTCTATCCAATTTATTCTTGTCACGTATAGACATTAAGCCTGCCATATTTGATGTGGCATCTTCAAGTGCTATTTCTACCCTAGTGCCACCCTTTATAGCAGAGAAACGTATAACCTGCTTTAGTACCTGTCCTTGTGGTGTAGAATCGAGAACGTTTTGGATCACTTTAATTTCACTCAAGTTAACAGTCTCACTCTTTTTAGCATAATCTGCAAGGTCTAGTGTAGCACGGAAGTCTCCGAGTTTCTCCCATTTTGAAGCATCATAAGTTGCACTGGTATCACCAGTATAAATATATTCCTCATATTGATTTTGTGTAACGCCACTAGCATCTTTAATAAGATAAATATGCTTCTTAATATTAGTTGTAGGAAGAGCAGTTACTACTTCTGCAACTGTAGTATCAAGATTACCTAATTGGGCTAATGGAACATTTCCATTTGCATCAAGTCCTGCAACACCATTAGCTTCACCAATAGGAATCATTTTTCCACTTGCGAAAAGATAATTAACCCCATACCTACTATTAGTAATATTGGATGGGTCTATTCTTATAGACTTACCTCCGTCTGCCTCATTAAGAAAAGACACACTTCCTCTAATTGTACCACCAGTTAATGATAAATAATTAATATTAACCCAGTTCTTAATCTTCTCCCAAAAGGAAGCAAGTCCAATTGCGTCTAAAAATTGCATAATCTATTGTTTTGAATTGTTATTTACTAGTAATATCTGTTATCTGTTCCTCCGTGATTGCTGGAGGGAAGTCCTTCGTCACGATGTCGGTCACTTTGTTTGCGATATCCTTGTAGATATCCGTGCCGAGTTTTTTCGCTGTCACGCTGCCGTCTCTGATGTTTCCAGTTGATATACAGTCCTCGGTCATATGGTCGTGTTTGACCGATCCCGGTTGTAGTTTATCTGAGGTCACACAATTGGATGCTAGGTGTCTGTTCTTTACAGAGCCATCGGCAAGCTTCGCTGCCGTTATCGACCCATCCGCAATTTGCGCTTCCGTTATTGTTATCTTGGCGAGTTCACTCTTGATAATCCTAACGACCGCATCGTTCTCCAGTTTATCGTCCATCATGTCAAGCATCCTGCTTAACTCGACAACGATGTCGTAAATTTCCGTACCGACACGCACCGCTGTGTTTTCTCCAACCTGCGTTGCATCTCGTATCAGCTCTGCCATACGGAGCATTTTTTGAATATCCTCGTTCATAACTTATTTGCTTTTAGTTGCCTATTGCGTGAATGTGTGCCCTCGCTCCTCGCTGTGGATTCACTTCCCCTTTAGGGGTGAAGTATTTGAGGTATTCAAGGGCATCTGATAAATATCTTTCCGCCATATCCATGATGTCGTTGTACTGCTTGTTGCTCGAAACGTCTTGAACATGGTCTGAATAATCGTCTCTGTGGCGCATTCCACCTGCTCGGCTTATAATTGTGCCATCGGCACGAAAAAGTCTCGCATACGTGAAATAAGCGAGTGCCTTGCGTATTCCGCTGGTGTACTTCTGCACCTTGGTTTCGTCTTGGCTGCAATCGCCCTCCTTCTTGGTGGTGTATTCGCCACCGTCCAGGAAGACCGCAGGCTGGAAATCGGGCAATACTGAATCGCCCCACTCTCCCTGCTCGGTCGCTGCCTTGAACCGCTCCCACCCAATGGCTGGTATGATGTTCGCATCTTCGCATTCCCGAATGTATGCGTTCACTTCATCCTCATCTAGGTGCATGCTGGTCGGTCGTGCCAGTTCTCGGAACTGATCAACCGTGATAAGTTGTTTTCTTTGTTCTCCCATAGGCTCAATCAATTAGTCTATCGTGTTGTTACCTGCCACCTCGCTGCTGATATACTTTAGCGGCTGTAGCTTGGGGTCTAGGTTCTGAATGGCTGGGTCGTGCCAGCTGTTAAAAATCTTCTTGAAGGCTCGCTCGATGAATCGCTGCTCGGTTGTCACTTCGCCTGCATAGTATTCGTAAGCATCCTGCATCACTTGTCCGCTGAATCCCAGCTTGCCAATACGGATGGAGTAGAAGAGTTCTTGGTGGAACTGTGCGTAGATGCGCTCGATAACGCTGCTGTCGGTCACGGAAAACTCCTTGTCGAAGTTCTTCGTAGGGAAAGCCACTACCTTTGGTTCGTCTTCCTCGTTCTCCACCTCTACAGCTAGAATCTTCGCTGTGTTCTCGTCCCCTTGGAACTGCAAAAGGTCTTCATCGGAAATCATCTGTCCGCTCTCCACCTCTTCGCCTTCCTCGTTGAACTTCGGCACGCCCTTCTTGGTTACGAGCATACATGATACGAGGAAGTTGTTGCGGACGTTTCGCATCTTCACGTTGCCCAGTCCCTCATCGGTCGAAATCTCCGTGATGGCTGAATCGTAGCTGGCTGTCGGATAGATAAACTGTCCGTCTAGGCTCATCCACAGAACCTGCCCCTTGTAGCTATCGATGCCTCCTGCGTTTTCAATCTGTTCAAGGACGATGTCGGGGTCGGGATTGAAAATGTTGATGCGTTCAATAGTCTTATCGTTCACCATCAACCGCTTTCCGTTCCTCGTTTTCTTCTGTTCCCAGTCTGGATGCAGCAAGACGTGCGCCACGTTCCCCTTGGCGTCCGTCTCTTCCAGTCGGCAATTCTCAAAGGGTACGTGGCTCACGCTCGACACCTGCCCTAGAACGTTGTAGTTTACATGAATGGCAAAGCCTCCAAAGCGTGCGAGGTCTTGCGCTACGTTCCGGAGCAAATCGTCTGCCGTGTCCCCTTGCTGGTTCATCGCCAACGCTGCTAGAATGTCGCTATCGAAGCCGTAGCCCTCAATGAATCGGGCATATCGGTTAAGGCACAGCATTGCCGTTCCGCTGGCTTCCGTGATGCGTGCGAGGTTCTGCGGATAAAGATTATCATATCCGTATGCCTGCATCTTGAATCGGCTGACGTAGCCAATATCAACCCTTCGCTTTGGCTTCTTAACTGTCTTAACGTTCATATTGCTTGTGTCGTTTTACTTGTTGTTTTACTCTTCTTCCTTGCCTGCTTTCTCGGCTTGGTCGAGGTCTTTTTTCTTGTCGCTGCCTGCTGGCTGCTGTTTGTTCTCGATGAGTTCCTCGCTGGGTATCTTCTGGAAGTAGCTCTCCATGTGTGGGTACTTCGTCAGATATTCGTGCGCTACCTTGTCGGTCAGGTTCTCATTAGTGAAAATCTTACCATGGTAGAAATCCGGGCAGGAAATGATGAAACCTGCCTTCATAGCGTAATTACATGTTTTTGGCATTGCCTTTTCTTTTTTGAGTTTTAAATAAATTTCGATTAAAGCATCGTGGTAACACTGCTGGCAGGTTGTCGGTACAAACCGCTTGTGCGTTACCTCAAAATAGAGAGTTTCAATAACTGCCTTGTCGGTTGCATCAAAGGGACTGTCGAAACGTGCCTTCAACTCCCAGACCTTGGCTGTTGCTTCCTTGTATGTCATAGGCTACGCTGCTGCTTCCGTCAGAAGGCTCTTATACTTGGCTGCTGTGGTCTCGCTGTCTGTGTCGAAGAAGAAATAAGCTGCCTTCGGTACGCTCTCCTCTTCCAGCGTGATAAGCCAGCCACCCTCGGTGTCGTCTGAGTACTTGTCGTTCTCGCCTGCACTTGCCTTCAGTGCCTGCGCATATCCGAACACCTGATACTCTGCCTTTCCGTCCGCTCCCTTTGAAAGGTTTCGCAGGATGATGACGAACTTTCCGTTCGCCAGTCCGTCAATGATATTTGCGCAAACGTCAGGTGTGTTTGCCAATACCACGACTGCCACTGTGTTCTTCCAGCTGTTGCGATACGTGCCAACGGTCAGTTCGGTCTTGGTTCCAGTGAATGGCTTGCTGCCTTCCTGCCGGATAGCGTATGCTTTCTTGCCAGTCTTCAAAACTAATGTTTTAATTATATTGCCCGCTACAACTGACTTGGTGAAGTCGATGTCGTCTCGGTTGATGATAAGTCCATCGCCCTCCAGTCCCTTTGTTACTTGGTCTTCGCAAGGGATGATGATGTCCTGAGCGATAAGGCTCTCGCAAGTTGTTGTCATATTAATTCGTTTTAAATTGTTATATCCCCAACACCGTTTTGTGGGTGTTGAGGATTGTCAAAATAACTTAATACTAAACTGAAAATTTGAAGCGATTAGTAAGCTGCATGGATCATGTCCTCTTCGAGGAGAGCCGTGCCAATCTTACCGGTAGCATAGAGATAGTTTCTGCGCTCCTTCTTGTCGAACCAGATGTCGAGGTCGCTGATGAGATTGTCTGCGTCTGTACCAATCATAAGGTGCTTAGGATTGCAGAATACCGCACGGTGTGGAAGGTTGATTGTAGCCTCGCCCTTCTCGTATGCCTTAATCATTCTGTCCCAGATGCCGACACGTGCAATCTTCACTCCGTTGTAGGTCGCTACTTCGAATCCATCGAACAACTTCTCCCATGGCATAATGTCGTGGTAGGTCTTCTTGAGGTCGTAGGTCAATGCGTCAGCAAGCGAGCGTGTCATGAGCAATACGGCATCGCTATCGTCTACGATACGTGTGTCTGCATCCATCAGGATGGTGTCTACAAGTGTAGTAGCCGCACCACTCTTGCGCAATTCAGAAATCTGCTCTGCTGCCGTAGCCTTACTGTTGGCTGCGATGGCGGTATGGTTCTTTGTCGCTGTGGCTGTAAAGATGCGCTTGAAGAGACCATCGCATACATTGAAATTACTGACATCTAAGCCTGCTGTCAGCTTGCCGCCACCTTCACCTGACAATGCTGCCTCCTTGTCACCAAGCCAGCCGAAACGCCAAATCATCTGCTCCATGGCTCGCTGGAGTGCATCTGCATAGATTGCCATAAAGTCGGTGCTGGTGAGGTCGCCAATGGCTGTACCAGTCTTCAGTGAATACTCTCCGATGGTTCCCTTTATTGCCTCGTAGCAAATCTTGACTGGGATTTCCCACTGTCCGAATTCCCAACGCTTCTGAGAGTTTGCGATACCCTTCTCCTCATAGGTAGGGTCGCAACCGCCACCCTTCTTACCGACCATTTCCATCTCTCCGAGAAGAGCGATAGGGTCTTTCTCTTTGACCTTCTGAATGTTCACGAATGAAGAGAAGTCTTCATCGTTGTAGAAGGTTTCCTGCACGGCATCCTTGATGCTTGCGAGGTTTTCTGGCTCGAGTGTAAGGTTCTCAAGCTGCTGTTTTGTAAATCCTGCCATTATTTTCTTTTGATTTAATGGGTTAATACTTTGTTACTTCTTGCCCTTTTTGTGGAGCTTTGCAAGTCTCTCCTTGATAGCGTTCTTGCCTTCCTCGACAGCGTTCACGTTGTCGCCTGCGCCCTTGCCGCTTGGCTGTCGCTGCGCTGGCTGGTAGTGGCTGCTGTAGCCTGCCAACACC